AATATCTCTTTTACAGCAATTCCAAAAAGATATTGTAGGATTTTTTAGAGGTGTTGAAAAAGCAAGTGAAGCAACTAAAAAACTAAGATCAAACTTTTTTGATTTAACAGAGGAAATAAAAGAAAACAATAAAGAATTAAGAAAACAAGATAAAGAAACACAAAAAGCATTAAGAAGATTAGAGAGAACTGCAGAAATTTTAATAAAGAATAGAAGCAGTCAAAGAAACGCAAACAAAAGTGTAGAAGAGTTTAATAAAGCTAACCAGGCTAATATAAATTTATTAAAGCAAAGAACTGAAATAGTCAAAGCTTTAGGTATAGAAGTAGACGAAACACGATTATTAGAAGAAGGATATATACAATCTTTAATGTCTGGATCACAAACTTTAGAAGGCGTTTCAGAAGAATTAAATCAAAGAAGAATAGATTTAGAAACTCAAAGAATAAAAGGGGAATCTAGTGATGTTGAATTGTTGGAAGCAGAACTTCAATTATTTGTAGATACAGAAAAAGCTAAAAAAGTAAAAGAAGAAGATTATATAAAGTCTGAAGAATATCAAGTTTTAGTCGCTAGAATAGCAAAAGCTAAATCAGACGCAGCTAAAAAAGCTTTAAAAGAAAACCTTGAGTTTGAATCTTTCTTAGAGGTAAAAGAAATAGCAATGTCTTTTGAAGAAGCCTTTGCTAATTACTTTGATAGATTTGAAGAGCCTTTGACTGTAATAGAAGACTTTTATGATGATGGAATAGACGCTTTATTAGATTACAACAAATTTAGAGAGAACTTTATAGAAAAAAGTGAGCTTGAAATAATAAAAATAATGGAAGATCAAGCTTTAGCTAGACTTCTTGTTTTAGCACAAGAGAGCGAAGGTCTTGTTGATTATGAAACAGAAAAGATTTTTATAATAGAGTTTTTTGCTAAGAAAAGAGATGAAATTATAAAAAAAGAATCAGAGAGAAATAGACAACAACTTCACGATGACATAAGAGAATTGCAGCAAATGTTAGGTCAACTTCAAGACGTTATGAATATGATGACCGATGCTGAAATCAGCAGAGAAGAAAGAAAAACTGTAATGCTTAATAATCAGCTTGCAGAAAGATTGAAGAATGAAAAACTATCTGCTGAAGAAAGAGAGAGAATAAATAAACAGATAGAAGCAAATGAAGAGAAATTACAAAAGAAAAGAGATGAGATAGCTGAAAGAAACTTTAAATTACAAAAAGCTTTTGCAATGGCTCAAGCAGCAATCAACACTGCTCTAGCCATATCAGATGTTTTAGCAAGAGAAAAAACGGGTTTAATAGGTAAAACTACGGCTGCTATAGTTATTGGTGCTTTAGGTGCTGCTCAAATAGCAGCTATAGCTAAAACTAAGTTTGTACCTACAGCTTCTTCTGTTCCTTCAGGTCAAGCAGGATCTATAGGTGCAGGTGCTGCTGGAAGTGATAGGCAAGATCCTATATTCAACATAGTAGGTACAGGTCAACAATTTCAATTATCTCAAGCAATTGCACAGAGAACTGGAGAACCAGTTAGAGCTTATGTTGTAACAAGCGATGTAAGATCTGGAATATCTCTTGAACGTAATATAATTAAAGGTTCTAAGCTAGGATAATAAACAAAACAAATTAACTAAAAAAAGATTTACTTATTATGGAAGAAATAAAACTTGTCGAATTAGTTATAGACGAAGAAAGTGATTTTGCAGGAATACAGGCAATTTCTATTGTAGATGAACCTGCAATAGAAGAAGATTTTGTTGCACTTGCATCACACGAAATAAAACTTGCTGAAGTTGATAAAGAAAAGAAGATCTTAATGGGAGCAGCTTTAATCCCTAATAAAAAGATATATAGATCAAATGGAGAAGAAGAATATTATATTTATTTCAGTCAAGAAACCGTCAAAAAAGCCTCAGAGCTTTTTTTGACTAAAGGTAATCAGAATAATTCTACTCTAGAACACGAAATTGAACTTAATGGGCTTTCTGTTGTAGAATCTTGGATTGTAGAAGATGAAAAACAAGATAAATCTAGAAAATACGGTTTTAATGTACCTGTAGGAACCTGGATGGTATCTATGAAAGTAAACAATGATGAAATCTGGGATAATTATGTAAAAACAGGTAAAGTAAAAGGTTTTTCTATTGAAGGACACTTTGTAGATGCAATAAAAGAAGATAAAAAAGAGCAAGAAGCACTTTCTTTACTGGAAGAGCTTACAGATGTTTTAGACGTTGAACTTGAAACGTATGGTGACTATGGAAGTGGCGTTAGAAACAATGCTAAAAGAGGTATTGAACTCAATAAGAAGGTCAATAATAAGTGTGCGACAAGTGTAGGTAAGATTCGAGCTCAACAATTAGCTAGAGGAGAAAAACTATCAGTTGGAACAATAAAAAGAATGTATTCTTACTTGTCTAGAGCTGAAACTTATTATGATCCAGGAGATTCTAAAGCTTGCGGTACTATTTCATATTTATTATGGGGTGGAAAAGCAGGTTTAAATTGGTCAAGAGGTAAATTAAAAGAGTTAGGAGAGTTAAAATTAAAATCTATGGTTATAGATGAAGAATTTGCTATTATAGATGACAGATTAGCTTTCTCTAGTAAAGAAGCTGCAGAAAAAGCAGCTTTAGATCTTGGCTGTAAAGGATCACACGAACACGATTACGAAGGTAAGATTTGGTATATGCCTTGTGAAAAACATTCATTAAAAGATTCTTGTCCTAAAGGATTTGTAAAGAAAAATGGCAAATGTGTAAAAAAGACAGATAATTATGCAGAAGTTGGACCAAGAGGAGGAGTAAGAAAAAGTCCTAAAGCACCTAAGTCAGACACACCTAATAAAAATCCAAAAGGTAAAGGAACAGCTAAAGGTGATGCTTCTGGTAAAAGAGGAGCTAAGGTTTCTGCAAAAGATAGAGCATCATTACAAAAAAAAGCTGATGACTTTAACAAAAGATATAAAGAAAAGCTAGGTTACGGTGTTACAGTAGGAATGTTAGCTTCTGTGTTTCAAAGAGGACTAGGAGCATTCAACACAAGTCATTCTCCCAATGTAAAATCACCCTCACAATGGGCACACGCAAGAGTCAACGCTTTTATGTATTTAGTAAGAAATGGTAGACCACAAAATCCAAAGTATACAACTGACTATGACATACTACCCACTAAACATCCTAAAAGTTCTAAGAAATGAGAAAAAAAAGATTAACCGTGAGTAGAACCAGTCCGCGTTCTTCAAGACGCGGCTGTTTATGTGCAGATGGTAAAACATATTCAAGAAAATGTTGTAAAGGTTATTTGATCAATCAAGGTATTGGTAAAATTTGAAAATACAACAGACAGATAAATAATTAATTAACTATATATATTTTATTATTATGAAAGCAAGCGAAATCGTAGAAAAATTCAAAAACGTTCTTTTGAATGCTAACGAAGAGCAAGTACAACCTGAAATGGAAATGGAAGAAAAGTCTGACATTGAAGTTAAAGAGGAAGAAGTTGTTTTAAGTGAGCAAACAAAAGAAGTAAAAGAAAGCGAAGAAACAACTGAACTTTCTGAAGAAGTCGAAGCTGGTTATGGCAATAAAGATGGCAAAGAAATGGAAGAAATGCCTAAGCCAAAAGAATCAGACTTTGTAACTAAAGGAGAATTAGCAAAAGCTATTGCAGAAATAAAAGCAATGGTTGCTAAACTTTCTCAAGAAGAAGAAGCTAAAGAAGTTCCAGAAGAACTTCAAGCTGAAGAAAAACAAGAATTATCTGCTCAGGAGCCAGAGGTTGAGCCAATTAAACATAGCCCTGAATCTGAAGTAGGTAAGAAACAAGAGTTTCTATATGCTCAAAAAAGAAATATGAGCACTAGAGACATCGTATTTAACAAAATATCAAACTTTTAATATTAAATAATTATGGCTACTACTACAAGTATAACTACTACTTATGCAGGCGAATTTAGCGGTAAATATATATCTGCTGCTTTATTATCGTCTCCGACAATCGAAAATGGAAACATTGAGATTAAACCAAACATTAAGTACAAAGAAGTAATCAAGAAAGTTGCAACTGATGCTAACGTAATTAAAGACGCTACTTGTGACTTTACAGATACTGCTACTGTTACTTTAACTGAAAGAATCCTACAACCAGAAGAGTTTCAAGTAAATTTAGAGCTTTGTAAAAAAGACTTTGTTTCTGACTGGGAAGCTGTTCAGATGGGATATTCTGCATATTCAAATATGCCTCCAAAATTCTCTGATTTCTTAATCGGACACGTTGCAGGTTTAGTTGCAGAAAAGAATGAGCAAAACATCTGGGGAGGTGTAAACGGAAACGCAGGAGAATTTGACGGATTCACAGTATTAATGGCTGCTGACTCTGACGTAAATGATGCTGCTAATGGTTCTGAGACTTCTTTCTCAAGCTCAAACATCGTTACATTATTAGGAAATGTTGTTGATTCTATACCTTCTGCATTATATGGAAAAGAAGATTTAAAAATTTATGTACCAAGAGCTGCTTTTCAAGCATACATTAGACACTTAGGCGGATATGCTGCTAACGGTGTAGGTGCTGCAGGTTACGAAAACAGAGGTAATCAATGGTACAATCAAGGTAACGCATTATCATTTGATGGCATCGAGTTAGTATTAGCTCCAGGTATGCCTTCAGATCATATCGTTGCTGGACAAAAATCTAACTTATATTTCGGTACAGGATTAATTTCTGACCACAATGAAGTAAAAGTATTAGATATGGCTGACCTTGATGGATCTCAAAACGTAAGAGTTGTAATGAGATTTACAAGCGGCGTTCAATATGGAATTGGAAGTGATCTAGTATTACTTACTTTAGCATAATAAATTATTGTATAATCGATGGGCGGGATTACCGCCCATTAACTAAAACTATTATAATATGAGTTGCGATTTATCACAAGGAAGACAAAGACCCTGTAAAGATTCAGTAGGTGGATTGAAAGCGGTTTACTTTCTAAACTATGGAGAAAGTGCATACGACGTTTCTTTTGAT